ACAAGACCTGGCGCACTGCCAGGCTGTACAGCGCCGACATCGGCTTTCAGCTATCAAAGGCCCCGATCTGCGGCACCCACCTTGTGTGGGCTGTCGTGGGCAGCAAGTGGGTCCGCGTGGTCAAGCCTGTGACCTGGCAAAAATTCAAGTGCCGGCGGACAGACTGGGACATGATGCCGACGAGGCTAGTCCGCTGAATAGTACAGCCTGATCAGTGCCGACCAATATCGATCTTTGACAACCCTCGGGTCCAGCCCGAGGGTTTTCCCTATCCGGCTCCAGCGTGGCCCACGCTGACGAAAGGCTGCCGAGTGTGCAGCCGCCCAAACAATGTTACGATCGCGCTCAGTGAGGCTTAAAACGCGATCCATGACCCAATCAAGATTACTGATCTGGTTCGCTGTCGGGCGCAGCATGACCTCACCCACCTGTGTCCATCCATATCCATGCCAATCCCTCGGGTAGCTTGGCCAGCTCGCCAGCTTCTGCTTGCGAACGGCTGCCGGCAACCTGCGCTCTGTTTCAGCAGCCTCGAGGATACGATCATGCAGCGCGTTTATGTCCATGTGGCCTCTACCTGATCGAGCCACTGCATCAGCTCGTAGAACTCCATCTGCGATACAGCCAGCGTCAACTGATAGTATCGATCGGCTGAATAGTTGGGACGCAGCTTGCGCAGCGCGCGATTGCGCCGGAAGGTCAGCCTGTCCTGCTTGGCTGCCGACACAGCCTGGCGATAGTTGAAATTGCTGTTTTTGACTGCTCTCGCTACTAAGTCTTGACTAGTCTTAGAATTAGAAATAGAAGGTAATGAGTATACTCTAGACTGTCTTAGACAGTCTAAGACTAGGCGATCAGCCGTCGTCAAAAACGCCATCACGATCCCTTTCTCTTAGCATCTCTAAGCCAGTCGTCAGACAGCGGTTCGACAGCTCGAGCATCTGCTGCGCCGTCATGCGATGTATGTACAGCCCGTCGTCTGTACGCACGACCAGACCGTCCGTCCTGGGTATTACCAGTATTTCCTTGTCCTCGGTGTAGGTCATGCCGCATGCACTCCTGGCTGTGACACCGGAACGATCCGTCGCCCAGGATCACCCAGGTCCCGTCGCGGTGCCAATGTGTCGTCCCGCATACCGCGCACCTGTCCGATCCCTGGCTTGGCGTTGTGTAGATCGGCCTCGATCTGGTACGCGATTGCTTCATGTAAATAATCCCATGTCAGTATGCCGGCAGGACCACCAGCCTTCAGATACGCCGGCAAGGCTTGCCAGTTATCATCAAACTCGGCGATCATGTCAGTGGCCTTGCGTATCGTCGGGATGCCGCGCAGCTTGGCGATGCGGAACAACCCCATCCCATCGCATACATGCCCCACCAGGACGCGCTCGGCTTGTTCCCAGGCAAAGTCACTCACCATCGTCATCGATCTCCACATACTGCCGGCCTTCACACATCGGACACTCACCAAGAGCTTCGACCAGATATCCGCTGCCGCTGCGATAGTCGGGAACCGCGTACTCGTTCTCGCAGACACCCGTGCCGTCACACCTGGGGCATTCTGGCAACTCTTCCCATATTCCTGGGTGGCGCTGGATACGGACCACGCGATGCTTTTCTATCGGGAGCCTAGCCACCAGCAGCCTCGCAAGTGCGTCGGATCACATCGCGCTGCGCATCGTTGCGCAAATTCACCATGGCAGCGAACACCGCCTCGACCTGGGCGATCCGCTTCACAACAAAACAATACGCGCCGGCATCTCGCAGCCGCTCATGAATGTCCTTCTGTGCATCGGACACACGGCCGCCTTTTGGGCGCTTGACCTCAAGCAAGATCGGACCCTGCTGCAAACGATCCTGCCAGCCATGCTGCGGGACAAATATCTCGAGATCAGGCCAGCCAGGCTTCATGCCCATGCGGCGCATCTTCAGCTTGTAGGATACATGCCGGCGGCCCTCGTTGGGGCTGTGATGAACAATCGAGCCGGCTGGTAATGCAAGATCGAGCCACTGGACAATGTGTTCGTGCAGCTCGTCCTCTTTCATGACATACGCCGCAGATAGAAATCGTTCGGCGTCACAGCGCCGTCAGTCACATTGACAATCCGCTCCATGAAATCTGGCGCAGGGATCATGCGATCCTTGTTGTCAATATCCAAGCACCACCTACGCGCAACCGTTGCATGACTTGCACCAAGCAGCTCCGCAAGTTGTCTGTAAGTCAGCTTTTGCTGTCGTCTAAAATCATCGAGTGTCATGACCTTTCGATACATGAATTGACAGGGACCGTCAATACTGTCATAAACCATTTAGGTGTGTGACAGTTTATGACATTGGAGATGTGGGATGGTTAGACTAATCAACCTCATGGGAAATAATCTAAAGCATTATATAAAATTGGCCGGCATGTCGAATGCGGAGGTTGCTGCCAAAAAAGGCATCGCACCCGAAAGCGTTTCACGGCATGTCACCGGACGCAGCCAGATGTCCATCCGCGATGCGATTGAATATGCGAATATTCTGGACTGCACACCCGAAAGTCTGTTGTTTGAAACGCAACCCATAGATGTCATTGGCCGCACGACCGGCGGATACGAGACAGAACTCTTTGACACAAGCCAAATATACCAGGCTAGACCTATAAGATCATTTACAGCTAGTTGTCGCCTGTTGGAGCGGATATGGCCGACACATTCGCATCTCGGCGATGCGTTTACTTTAATTGACGCCGGTCCTATGAAATCGAAAACGGTGCCAAATACTGTGTATGGCTCTCCTGCCATAGCCAAATACATCGACCATGACGGACAGGCAAATATAGCCATGGTTATGATATTCCCCATGCCTGACAACAAATTCACAGTTCAAGGCGTGTACGAAACCCGTACCGTCGTCGGTGTGAGCATTGAGTGGGCATGCCCTATTTTGGTTGTTATCCAGCGCCCAGAGCTGCTCGGATGGGATTATCAAAAAAGAAATTAGTCAATTGACCCTTTTGTAAAATGACATAATTGACAACTGCTGTCATTACGAGTTATGACCGTTCTTAGAGGAGCGGTCATGTCATTTCTAGCCAAGAATACCCAGTTTGCAGAACGCCACGGCTTTGGGTGGCATTCCACACCATCATCGCCTGACGGCTATGTTTTGTGGGACAAAGGCGTCTATCGCAAGCAGAGAGCGCTTGCATGGGACATTATCCTTGGCCACCAGGCTGGCGATAAAGGATGGGCCGCAGAAACGCTGCGCCGGCAAGGCCACTACACCGATCCAGACGGCAGGCAGCAGTACAACGACAATCCAAATATGTGCAGCGGCCGCGCAATCCAGCGCGCCACCGATTATCTGCTTGTCGATGACGCCGACGCGCGCAGCGCCTACAGCGCCGGCCTTGAATGCCTTGAGGCGTACAAAGGCGGTGAGTGGCGCGATGCCGACGAGGACAAGGCCACCATGGCACATCGCCTGGCGGTCAAGTATGCGCAAGATGGATCGAAGCCGCGCAAGAAAAAAGACGAGCCAGAAACCAAGGCAACACACTGCGAATTCGAGCTGGTCTATGATCACAGCATCGCCGGCTTGCGTGAAGCCATGGCCGGCGACAACCGCATCATCGGGGAGACAAAGCTCACGGGCGAGCTGCCCCGCTGCTTGCTGCCCTATCTAGGCTTTGGCGATTATCAGGAGGGGCGCGTCGAGCTGAAAACGCAGTGGGACAGCCGCGCGCATACCGACAGCCCAGCAGCCAACAGCTTACCAAATGACATCAAAGAGCCGCATCTGATCCAGATCGCCGGATATCATCACATATCGGGCAAGCGGCCTTCAATCGTGTACGCGAACCGGCTCGGCTACCGCGTGTTCACAGCGACAGATGAACAATTAGAATTCGGGTTCGCCCGATTACTTGAGGCCAGCAGACGGCGTGAAGCCCTGCTGCGGTTCTCGAGCAGCATTGCGGAGGTGTTGCAGCTTTGCGATCCGCAGTGGAGCCACCCCTTTGTGTGGCGAAATCTCCACCCGCAAATAATTCAAGAAGCCAAAAAGCTATGGAGTGAATGATGTTGTTTAGATGGCTTTTAAGACAAGAGATCGACCAGGCCACCGAGCTGAAGCGCCTTCGATATGAAATCGAACAGCTTAAAAAAGACGCTGTTGCTCGCGGTGTACTGCTCAACGAGGTTTACCAGCTAGTAAAAAAGGAAGGTGAGAAATGATGCACGATTTGTTCGATGTCGAGGTGCCGCGTCAGCGTCACAGCCAGACCAGCATGGCCTCGGCCGAGGCTGAAGCGCCAAGGTTCAAGGGCAATCTGGTGCGCGTTCTGAAGGCTTTTGACGACAGGAAAAAAATGGGCTTCACAGACGATGAAGGCCAGGACCAGCTTTATATGACCGGCAACACATACCGGCCGCTGCGAGTCAAGCTCGAGAACCTGGGGCTGATCATCAAGACAACTGCCACCAGGAAGACCAAAGCCGGCCGTCATGCTGCGGTCTATCTGATCAACATGAATGGTCAGCTCGAGGCATCCAGGTATGAGTGAGACGGCAAAGATCAACGCGGCCATCGCGGCAGCCATGGCTGAAATCCAGCCAGTCGCGAAGGATGGCAAGAACGCCCACCAGGGATACGACTTTGCGTCGATCGACAAATTCTTGCAGCTTTGCCGACCTATACTGGCCAACAATGGTCTGCATCCAAATGTGAATTGCGTCTCGAGCGATATCATAACGGTCAACAACAAGACCTGGGCGAGCAATGCCTATCGCATCATCATGCAGCACAGCTCGGGCGAAGCCACCGAGCCGGCTGGCATCCATGTCCACCTGCCGCTGACAGGCGCGCAGACGAGCGGATCAGCGCAATCATACGCGGTGAAGCAATACCTGCGTGGGCTGCTGCTGATTTCGACAGGCGACAAGGATGATGCCGATCTGTCACCAGTCGGCCCCGATGAAGGGTTTGATGCAACGCCAGCAGAACCACAAAGCCTGGGCGATCAGTGGACCGCCTGGACGGACTACGCCGTCGCGCAGATCGCTGCGTGTAAGACGGCTGAAGAACTTGAGGCATTCGACACACAGATCGACGCCGAAAGCGATCGCTGTGCGATCCAAGCGCCTGAAGAATACGAGCGTATCAAGCAAGCAAGTGAAACCAAAATCAAGGAGCTACAAAAATGAAGCCGGCTTTTAGTAACACAGGCACCACCTGTGATTGTATCCGCAACAGCGAGGGTCCTATGAACCTCAAACTCGCGGCGTGGGTGAACCCCCACAAAGACGATCGCAGCAATCCTGACAAGGTTGCGATCTGCGAACAGATTACCCAGATGATCGCGGATCATCGCCTGACTTTCGGTATCAAGATCGAGCACATGCCGAGCCAAGACTACAACGAGAACTATCAGATCGGCCGCATGAACCTGTTTGCGAATTCCGACAAGCCGCCCCAGGCAGCAGCGCCGGCACCCGCAGCTCCACCCGCCGCACCAACTGCTCCAGTCGCACCACCTGCACCAGGAGGATACCGCAATGGCTAGAACAATGCCGCCCGATGCGGACAAACGCAGACAAACCTGGACGCCCGAGCGTCGAGCCAGGCATTCAGCAGTTATGAAAGCGTGTTGGGCAAAAAAGAAGGCTCTAGGAAGCTCACACAGAGCCGTGAAGGACACGCCGAAGGCAATCACACCCGACGATAGTGGACCTTACTCAGTGGGCTTCATAGGCCGATTGCTGGCATGGGTGGGGTTTTCGAGATGAATGACAAGCCAGCTTACCTTTCGATCGCACAAGCTGGTGTCGAGCTGTTTGGTCGGGACGACAAAACCACCCACATGCGGGTGGCTCGATGGATCAAAATCGGATTGCTCGAGGCGGTGCGCGATGGCAGTCGATACTGGATACCTCGATCGGAGATCGATCGAGCGCTGACAAAAAAAGAAGGGGCCTGACGGCCCCTTTCTTATTGCAGGAAGCTGTCGGTCACAGACCTGGTTGCTTCATGCTTCTCATCAGCCTCGATCGTGTGGCCGTACTGCTTCTCGGTGAACTCCGTGCTGTGATGGCCCATCACTTCGCTAACCTTACGATAGTCCTTGCCGCTGCCGTTGAGCTGCATCGAGGCAAAGGCGTGACGGAACAGGCCCCAGCGCCAGTCAGGTACACCAGCGCGCTTGCCGATGCGCTTGGCAAGAGCTTGGAGTGTTTTTTTCGACTTGGGCTTGCCGGTGCGTGTGGGGAACACCAAGGCGTCAGGCGACTTGTCGCTCGCTGCCATGTACAGCTCTTTGACCAGGCTGGCGAAGCTCGAGCCGTATGCAATCTTACGCCGGCCATGCTTGGTCTTGGTCGCACCGATATGCAGCGTCTCCGCTTTGACCGCACCAACAACGTGAATGACGCCACGGTCCATATCGACATCCTTCCATTTAAGTCCGCGCGCCTCGCCCTGGCGAATGCCTGTCTCTGCCGACAGCCACACCATTGCGCGATGCGTCAAGCTCTCCTCTTCCAGCTCGGCCAGCACCGCCTTGACTACATGCGGCTGCACTTTGGGAGCCACCTGATCTTCGACCTCCTCTTGATCGATGACGAGCTTGGCGCGCTCGAGCGGGTTGCACTCGATCCAGCCACGGCTCTTGCAGTACGACAGCAGATGCTTGGCGTGACCGAAATATGTCTTGATGCTATTTGGCGATTTGGCAGTGGCTTTCAGATGGTTGACGATCAGCAGCTCCAGGTCGTCCTTCACATCAGAACGGAAGACTGCTTTGAGATCGAGCCTTTCAAATGGAACGCCATCAATGTGCAACGGTTTGATGTAATCTTTGATGCAACGATCAATGTTGTTCTTACTGGCCGCCGCAATCTCGCCGCCGGCAACTCTGCCGTCATTCTTGTTGCTGAATTGCTGAATTGCAAATGCGCCGGTAATCTTGCGACTTGCTGTTTCTTGGTCGAGGCCCAGAGTATTCTTGGCGACCAGGCGCTCGGCCTCGGCGACAGCTTCTGCCTTGGTGGCAAAGTTACCATGCCGGATCGGAAGGCCCACGCGCGCTGCGTTTATTACCCAGTAATCGCGATATTTTTTGACTTTCAATGGGGTCATTTTTGTTGCTCCTTCTAAACACCAATAGTCAACATATATGACAGTTACTGTTACTTTTCAAGAGCAGAACTAGCACAAAACTAGCACAAAACACAAAAAAAGCCCCGCAGCCAAAAAGGCCGCGGGGTGGTAAAACCGTTAGTTTACATGGTGTTAAGTCTGGTCGGAGCGGCGGGATTCGAACCCACGACCCCTTCACCCCCAGTGAAGGGCAAATGGAATTTGGCATAAATTACAACCAGTTAGAGTAGCGGGTGGAAGGCTAAGTAAGCCTAAACCAGCCCTATCTACTAGCACAGAGGTAGCACAGCTTATGCGCGGCTATAGCCACCGTTCATTGCGCTCTTTTTTTTCTTCTTCTTCGATGCAAAAGACATCTTTGTTCCAGTTGCTTTCGACGCCTTTTTCGCGTCCGCAAATCCTTTTTTGCTGTAAGGAAATTCCTTACCACCTACCATCGGCATGACAGTCTCCTTTCTTTATGACCAGTTGCGGCATGACCAGTACTTAGCGGTCATCTTATTTTTCGCCGCCTCGGTATCACAACCATGACGCGCGCGAAAATTTTTACGGCGCTCTGGATTATCGCGTTTGATCTCCATGTTCGCGTCGCCGTATTTTATCGTTTTCGTTCTGTCGCCCTGCTTCACCTTGACGACAAATTTCTTTGTGCCGTGACCCGCCTCGCCTTTCTTGATGCGACGAGGTTTGTTGATAACCGATACACGGCTCACGATCTGTACCGCCTGGTCTTGGCTGCTATCTTTTTCGGCTGCGGGACAGACCTGCCCGTGCCGCCGCCCTTGCGTTTTGCCCTGGTCGTGGCAGCGTACTCGGCTGACGACAGCGCCTTGATGGCGGCAGCCGGCAGGTAGCGCTCACCAGTCTCGCTCGATTTCTTGCCCGACTTTGTGCGCCAGTCCTGCTTGCCCCAGTCCTTCAAAGATTTCTGTGAGGCTCGCATCAGTCTCTGTATCCGCCGCCAGCAGCTTTATAGCGACGGGCTAGAGCCTGTGCTTTTCGAGCTGACCATTTCCCACTGGCTGTCCCGTATGAATTGCTGGCTTTAATCTGGTTGAACATGCGTTTGCGCATTTTCGGTTTGGTGTAATTACCGGCTGCATTAACTGCCATCGATCAACCCCTTCCGATATCCGTTTGTGCGATCGTAGGTCAGCAGCTCGCCCCGACAATCATCCGAGATCGAGCAATGTATCCAGCCGGTATTGCCGCCGGTGTAGCATTCGAGGATAAGCTGATCGAACTCTAGGTTGTCGGAAATCCAGGTAGCGACCTCCATGTTCGATACGCCTGGCACCTCGAAATCAGCAGCCTGGCCTTTGGCATGTTGGCTGGTGTGTTTTGAGCCAATGGCAATACACAGCTCGGCGCATCGATAGCCGCTTGTAACCCTGACCGGCCGATCGTAATGGTCCCTCAGTGGCTGTAGGATGGCCGTACACAGCCGTTCCAATTCTGCCACCTGGGCATGGTGCGGCGAATTGTTGATCCCACGACGCGCCGCTGTCTGGCTCTTTGTCAGCTCATCGAGCGTAAAATTTTCAGAGAGTTTCATTTCAGATTTTCCCTGGCAACACCCTTGGATTTTTCAAATGACCTAAAGCCGCCAAGGCCCAACAATGCCAGGACCAAACTCATCAGTTCCTCGGTCTGAAGCGATGGCAGCTCAATGCCAGGCGACCAGATCGCGACCGCCCACTCTGCAATCGGCATGATGAAAAAGTTGGTCAGCAAACCCAGGGCGCATATCCACATAATCGCCGGCCTGGCACCCGCAACGAACAAGCTCGGGTGCTTGGCTTGCTCGATGTTGGCCTGTGCCTGGGCAGCCTGTAGGCCGACGAGCTGCTGCTCGAGCTGCGCTGCTATCTGGTTCTTGGCGTCTTTGTCTTCCACAAATTTGTCGAGGATGGGACCGGCCAATCCTAGTATCTGTGCAATCATTTGCGTTCAACCCATGCTGTTGTTCCGAAAAAGGCAGCCATGATGCCGCCGCCACTAAGATAAAAAAGATCACTGATTTTGATGATCTGCTCGATGCGACTGTCCGGTATGCCAGGCAAAAAAAGCATCGCTGTGTACGCAGCCATCCCGACCAGCGTGGCTGTTGCCATGCGCCGCTGCGCTCGCTGCTTGCGGAGCTGGTGTTCGAGCTTGGCCAGCTCCATTTCAGCATCAGTGACAATACCGTCGTGATCACGATCCAGGTCGTTGTACTTACTGTCGGCTTCTAGTTTTTTCTGGGTCATTTCTGACTATCCCTGATAGCCTTCAAAGTTTCTTGGATCGTTATATCCTTGCGAGCTTTAGGGTCGTATTTGCACTGATACTCGCTGGGGATGAACTCTAGGTAATCGAAGAACTGGCTCTCAATGGTGTTGTTCTGGCCTCGAAAAATACAGAGTGTCTGACGGTCCTCCAGGCGCTCGCACTTAACTTTGCGGCATGTCGTCATCTGATCTGCGATCGCTGTGTGCGCTTTTAGCAAAAGCACAAATGCTGTCAGCGCAGCAAAGCCGGCACCAACCACGATGCACCAAGCCACGATTTCTACAAATTTGCGACGGCGCTGCCGCTGGCGATACAGCGTTTCCTTCCGGCGCTTCCTGATGGATACCTCCATCGCGACCAGCTCATCCCACTTGGATTTGCCCATCGTCAGGCTAATCCACTGCTGAAGCTCGTAACGCATTTGTTGCGCCTTCTGCTTGTTGGCGAAGGCGGTCATCGCTTCCTGCTCGACCGTCTGCCCAGCAAAAAGGCGTTTAAAAATTGGTGGGTGACGACTTTCCTTTTCTAAGACTTCTAGGTCA